CCGTGATGCCTACCTTGTCCTCAAGAACATTCGCCTTGAAGAAACGTTTGAGGGACTGAATGGCATTACGTATCGCCACATTTACTTTATCGCACTGGCTCAGCACCCAGAGATGATTGACTTGACGCAGCGGTTTACTCCAATGCAACGCCGAGAGATCTCGGGTATTGCATGGAAGACGTTTGACGAGTGCACGGCTCTTGTCCGTCCTCACCATGTTCAGAGGGGCGCAATGATCAACGAATTACGAAGCATCGTGACGACCTTTGAAACTGGCTAGGACGTGAAGCGGAACCCTGCGAGATAGACCGTAATTGAGTATGCAGTCACACTAATCACAAACACCCACCACCACAGCGGGAACACCGTTGCTTCCCGATCGGTTGCCCCAAACGGGCGAATCCGTCCTTCACGCCCAAAGGCGACGGACGGTTTCAGGTACAGGAATGCAGCCATAAGGAACAAATAAACGGTCACCATGACCATCCGATGATTGCGTCGGGCGATATCCATTACTTAGTGCTGCGACGAGTTTTGCGCAGGCGACGACGACGCCCACCGAGAAGAGACTGCTTATTAGCCCAACGTCTGACTGTCTGTGCAGTTTGGGTTATTATCTCACGTGTTTCGTTTTCCGGCATATCTGCTGCATACTTGCTCATGCGTTCGGCTACTTTTAGTGCATCCGCCTTATCACTCGGAGTTATGTCAAACGCGGTGCTAGACATTTGTAAATACGTGTCTAAAAAGTTCCACGCCAAACACAATGAGCGAGTACGTATTGCCAAACAGGAGGGCGTTCTCAGACGCCATCACACGGCAGTTCATTAAGTCGGACTACCGAGCAAAGGACGTAGATCCGTTGGACGAAGAGGATAAGAACATTGATCTATGTGCCAAACGGACGGGCACGGGTCGTGAGCTTTTTCCCTATCAAAAGATTATTCGGGACTACCTGAAGATTGAGACACCGTATCGGGGCCTGTTGGTGTATCATGGGTTGGGATCGGGCAAGACGTGCTCCTCTATTGCCGTGGCGGAGTCGCTACTGTCAACCAGCAAGGTCTATGTCATGGTTCCGGCGTCCTTGGAAGCCAACTTTCGTGAGGAACTGCAGAAATGCGGCGATCCCATCTATGCCGTGGAGAACCATTGGACTGTGCGCCAAATGTCAGACGAGGTGCGTGAGGTGGGAAAACGGCTGGGTATTTCAGAGACATTCATGGACAAGCACAATCGTATTTTTGTCACAACGTCAAGTCAGCAGCCGAATTTTGAGGGGTTGTCTACCCAGGATAAGGCGGCGATTCGTGAGCAGATCAAGGACATTCTCAATCAACGCTTCAATTTTGTTCGCTACAACGGACTGACACGAACGAGCATTGCCGACTACACCAAGGAGGGAATGTATGACGATTCGGTGGTCATTATTGATGAAGCCCACAACTTGATCTCTCGTGTCATTAACGAGTCTGAGATCACCGGAAAGTTGTATGAGTCCATCTACCGCGCCCAGCGCTGCAAGATTGTATTGCTCTCCGGAACTCCAATCATTAACTCGCCGAATGAAATTGCCTTCATGATGAACCTTCTGCGGGGACCGATTGAGCGAATCACCATTCCCTTCAAGACCATTCCTACGTGGGACGAAGAGAAGATCACCAAGGCGTTTCGTACTCTTCCCGAGACCGATACGATTGAGTTCAATACGCTGAAAAAGCAAGTGATGATCACGCGCAATCCTCCTCAGTTTCGGTCCACATACAACGGAGAGGGTGATCGTATTGCCGTTCAGTACATGAAGGACATGCCGTACGTTCCTCAGGCCGCAGACTGGGTTGCATCGGTAAAGACCAAGATTGAAATTGAGGTCGGTGGTGGTGAGATTGCCACGGAGCGCGTGACAACTGAAGAGTTTCAGTGTTTGCCCACAGACTATGAAGAGTTTGCAACCTTGTTTATTGATGGACTGAATGTGAAGAACCCCATGCTGTTTCGTCGTCGTATTCAAGGACTGGTTTCGTATTTCAAGGGTGCCGACGAGCGCCTTCTTCCGAAACGCATTGAACTTGAGGATACGCTGGAGAAGGTTCCAATGTCCAAAGAACAGTTCACGCGCTACCTTGAAGCCCGTTGGATTGAAATGAAGATTGATTCTCGCCGAGGCCGAAGCAAGCTGAATGAGAACCTCAGTACCTTCCGAGTTCCGACACGCCTGGTCTGCGACTATGCGCTTCCTCTTGACATGAAGAAGCCCGAGGTAGAGGAAGGAGCAGCAGAAGACAAGCCGCAAAAGGTATCAGGCGACGAAATTCGGAAGAAGCTCTTGGCGGAACCCGATCGGTATCTCTCTGAAAAGGGGTTGGAGATCTTCAGCCCCAAGATGCTCAGAATTCTGAAGAACATAAAGAAGTCCAAGGACGGAAATCAGTTTATCTACTCTCAGTACCGCTCGTTGGAAGGACTGGGCGTCTTGTCGGCTGTGCTTGAACACGCGGGATGGCAGAGATACAAGCTGTCTCACTCTGCAAATCAGTGGGTAGAAGATCCTGAGATGGATGACCGTCCGGCCTACACCTTCTACACAGGCGAGGAGAAGGAGGAAGAGCGTGACCTGACCCGCCAGATCTTCAACGGCGTCTATTCAAAGAACTTTCCGCCCTCTCTCAAGGAAAGTGTGGAAAAGAGGGGCAAGAAGATTCTGAACATCCTGATGGCTTCAGCGTCGGGCGCGGAAGGCATTACGCTCACCAATGTCCGCCACGTTCACATTATGGAACCGCACTGGACTCCGGCTCGTCACGATCAGGTCATTGGTCGTGCGATTCGCATTTGCTCTCACGCAACCCTTCCGATGGAGGAGCGCACAGTCAAGGTCAGTTTTTACATTTCAGTCTTTACGGAGGATCAGATGAAATCCGCAGAATACCCGAACATTGTGGCCATTCGTCGTAACGATATGGTCACAAAGCGCTATGAGGGCGACCCTGTGGAGACTTTTATGTCTACGGATGAATACTTGTATGAAACGGCATATGAAAAGGAGCGCATTGGTCAGCGAATGTCTCTGTTGCTGAAGGAGTCCGCAGTGGATTGCGAGATTCACCGAAAGCTCCACTCCCGCGAACGTCCGCAGGTGTCCTGTATGCGATTTGACAGCACCACAACTGGAGAGGACCTGGCCTTCAAGCCGAACATCAAGAGTGAAGACTTGGATGCCACTGTTCTGCGCAACACATCCAAGAAGCACCGTCGTCTGCAGAAGGTCCTCATCAAGGGCATCTCACTCATCATTGATCCGAATACAAAGGAAGTATTTGATGGACCTGCGTGGGACGACCATCAGCGCCTGCTGCGTATGGGAGTTATGATGTCACCAACTTCAATCCGGTTTCTGCTTTAGCCGCCTTGACGTCCTCCAGCCAAGACGCACACACCTCGTTCCACGTCTTGAACGTGTAGGCCGCCGCGGCCTTCTTGAACTGAGGAAGGGCGGCGATCATGCGCTCCATCTCATCCGCAAGGTCCTTGTAGCTGAAGCTCGGGGCCCACAGTCCAAGCGGCATGGTGCCTGAGTAGTAGATACGGTCACCAGGCTTGACGAATCCACACACCGTCTCGTCCATGAAAGAACGGTAGGTTCCAATGTCCGTCACAATCTGCGGTGCACCCGTATACAGGTGCTCAATCTGACAAAGCCCGAATCCCTCTCCATCGGAGGTGTTCACGCCAATGTCCGCAGCATTGTAAATCTCGTTAATGGCGGAATCAGGCACGGGCTTTGCGGACGTATCCACCAGCATCAGCCGCTTGGCAAAGTCCTCGGGGTTGAGGCCACGACGCTTGAGCTCTGTCGTGAAGATTCGGCTAATGTCGTAATAGGCGCCCTGCTGAGCATTGAGACCCGTGACAATCATGAAGTAGTACGGCTTCGTGGGATCACGAGCAAGAAGCTCCACAAATCCCATGACGGCAAGATCGTGACGCTTCCGCTGGCTGTTGCGGTTTGCATTCACCATGAGAACGGCATTGAACGGCAGACCCATGGTCGCCCGAATGGTGGTTCGGACTCCATCGGGAAGCTTGGAAAACAGGGTCGTATCCACCGCATTCTCCAGTGTGCGGACGTCGGGAAACTCGCCGTATGTCTTGAAGACGTCCGTCCAATACTGGGTAAAGCAATAGACACGGTGAGCATTCGTGCGAATCGTATCGGCTAGCTGAGGAGCAATTCCCTCGTACACCTGATCCACGTAGACCCACAGCTTATACGGCGACGTCTCCTTGCTGTACTTCATGGCCTCCACGAAGCGATGGATAATCAGAGGATCATTGTAGATCATGACTACATCAGGGTTCACCATCTCTAGGTACTCGTGGATCTTGTTGAAGCCAAAGCCCTCCTCCTTCGGATCCTCGTTTGCAGCTGCATCGTAGGCGACAACACCCGACGGCACCGTGCGAATATTTCCGCGAGACGGGTGGCGCTGAAACCCAAAATGATAGGTCTTGACAGCTGGAGCCAGCTTTGCAAGCTGCTTGAGGAGATTGAAGACGACCTTGGAGTACCCCGTCGTTTGATCTACGTGCGTGCTGATAAGAACGAACCGCATTATGTTGATAGTCTTTTCTCTCCGTAAACCATAATGCCCGTCCTGCGCCCATCGGGTTCCGATTTCACATCCTTCGTCAAGGCGGCTGCACAGTATGTTCCAGCTGGAGGTGGTGGTAAGGTCTCCAAATCGGGGGGAGTTTCTGTTGCCCTGCCTGGATTAGGTGCCGTGGTTCGCACATCACAGGTCGGTGCCTTGGCATCCCCCACAACGAGCGCGGTGGTCATCAACGGGATTACGCCGCCACCGGCGGCTCCGGCAGCTGCTATTCCACTTGTCTACATGGTTAGCAATGCAATTCTTGGACTTGATTACACTGTAGTGACTACAGCATCAAATACGTATGTCGCATTCCTCAATTCGGCAAAAGTAATGAGTTTGGTAACGACTGTGCCTACAACTATTTCGTATGCGGTGATAGGTGGTGGAGGAAG